ACAGCGCCCTAAACAAAACACAGCTAAAACTGCTTCTGTACCAGCGCCTTTAGGTGGTTGGAACGCAAGGGATTCTATTGCTGAAATGCAGCCAATGGATGCTGTACAAATGATTAACTTCTTTCCTACACCGACTGATATTCAGTTGCGTAAAGGATGGACTAAAAAATCCACAGGTATAACAGGTCAAGTTGATACTGTTATTACCTATCCTACAAGTTCAGGATACAAGTTATTTGCTTTTGCTGGAACAAAGATTTGGGATGCTACATCTAGTACCGCTTCAGCCGTATTTGATGGTCTTTCTAGTGCCAAAATGCAATTTGTAAACTTTTCTAATACTTCTGGTAACTGGATTGTTGCTTGTAATGGTCAAGACCCTGTAGTTGTATATGATGGTACAAAATGGTTTTTTTTAGCTACTACTTCTACCGCAGCAGCAATTAGCAGTATTACCCATACAGGTACAACAGCTAATGTTACTACTGCAACTGCACATGGTCTAGTAACAGGAAATGAAATAACAGTTAGTGGCGCTGCTCCAACAGACTATAACGGTACTTATGTTATTACTAAAACAGGCGCAAACACATTTACTTATGTGATGGCTACTACACCAGCTACAAACGCTATTACAGTAGGCTCATATACTGTTTTAGGTGTTACAGGTGCAGATTCATCAACATTTATTAATGTCAATTTATTTAAAAATCGTTTATATTTTACGCAAAAAAACACACTTGCTTGTTGGTATTTAGATGTAGATTCTATTGCTGGCGTTGCTTCTCCTCTTTATTTTGGTGGAATTGCAAGAACTGGTGGTTATTTGCAAGCAATGGGAACATGGACTCTTGATGCTGGTCAAGGCGCTGATGACTATGCGGTATTTGTTACCTCTATGGGTGAAGTTATTGTTTATAACGGCACAGACCCTACTACAGCAGCTACATGGGCGCTTAAAGGCGTTTGGCAATTAGGACAAACATTTAGTCGTAGATGCTTTACAAAATGGGCTGGTGACCTTTTATTGCTAACTCAAGATGGTTTAGTGCCACTTGCTTCTGCTCTACAATCTAGCCGCTTAGACCCAAGAATTAACATTACAGATAAAATTTATTATCCTGTAAGCCAAGCTGCTACTAACTATTATGCTAACTTTGGTTGGCAAGTTATTTACTACGCTTCTGAAAATATGCTGATTTTAAACATTCCTGTTAGCGATGGAATAGAACAGTATGTAATGCACACCATTACAAAGGCTTGGGCTAGATTTACTGGAATACAGGCTTATTGCTTTGTAAACTCAGGTGATAATGACCTGCACTTTGGTGGCGATGGTTTTGTAGGAACTTACTATAGTAGTTTTTCCGATAATGAAACAAACATTAGTGGTGCGGTGCAACAAGCATATAGTTATTTTGATACTCCAGGACAAAATAAAAGATTCACAATGGTAAGACCAATTCTTCAATCTGATGGTGGAATACCAAATGTTTTATGTGGAATTAGTGTAGATTTTCAACCAGTAGACAATTTAGGCGCTATTTCATTTAATCCAAGTTCACAAACAGTCGGAATTTGGGATTCTTCTCATTGGGATGAAAATAACTGGGGCGGTGGTTTAATTACAACAAGAATTTGGCAAGGTGTTACAGGAATTGGATACGCTGGTTCTGTTAATTTAACTGCTGTTTCACAAGGAATTGAATTGCATTGGGCTTCTACTGATTATGTAATGGAAGTTGGAGGTGTTGTTTGATTCTTGTTAATGAGCAAAGTCTTAAAGATTGGGCTATTAAACATAAGATTCCAACACCGCAAGATGCTCATTATTTAGGGCAAGTATTAGATGGAAAAATTAGAGCAGTAGTAGTTTTTTGTGGTTTTTATGGTAAATCTTGCATGATTCATGTAGGGTCAGAAGGCGAACATTGGGCAACCAAAGACTTTCTTAAAAAGGTCTTTGATTATCCATTTAACACCTTGAAATTAAAGGTTATAATTGGCACAGTTGCAGGGAGTAATACAAAAGCCCTAAAACTAGACCGACACCTTGGTTTCAAAGATGTTGCTTTTATCCCTGATGCACATGATGATGGGGATTTGGTAATTTTAGAGATGCGCCCAGAATATTGTAAATGGGCATAGGAGAAGGTAATGGGAGCAAATTCAACATTTTCGCAAGGTGCTAACCCTAATACGGCTAATCCGTATGCTGGCACTACAAACCCTTATTTTGGTGCTGCACAAGCACAAAGCCTTGGTAATCTTGCTGGCGCACAACAAGCTACCCAAGCTAACAGAGTTAATCAAAATACCCTTTATGGTGGTTTAAACTATCAACAAAGCACAGATGCAAACGGCAATCCTACATGGACTGCTAACCAAACTGGTACTGACCAGACTCAAGGACTTGTAAATTCGTCTTTAGCTGGATTACAAGCAAGCATTAATAACCCTGCTTATGGTATTAATCCTGGTCAAACATACAGCGATGCAATTATGCAACGCTTACAGCCACAAATGGCACAATCCGCAGAATCTAATAAAGCTGCTTTAGCTAACCAAGGTATTGTGCCTGGCACACAAGCCTATGACAATGCAATGCGTACATTCCAACAAGGTCAAAACGATTTGCTGACAAGCGCACAAATTCAAGGTATGAATACTGGTTTACAAGCTCAAGCGCTTCAAGGCACACAAGCTGGTCAAATTAAAGCATTAACAACACCTAATCTTATTAATGCACCGCAACAAGCTACGGTTGCTGGCCCTGATTACACAGGTGCTTTGGCTACTCAAACTAACGCTAATATTGCAGCGCAAAATGCTGCATTAGGTCAACAAACTAATCAAACTGCTGGACTATATGGTCTTGGTTCTGCTGGTATTTTAGGTCTTGCTGCTAACCCTGGATTAGTAGGTAGTGCTTACAATGGAATTAGTAGTTTATTTAATTCACCAGCAAATTCTACAAGTTTATGGACTGACCCTACAACTGCTGGTAATTTTGCTGGAAGTGCGTTTACCCTATAATTATGTTTAAAAGTAAACATTCTGGTTGGACTTGGGAATTAAGGCGTACCCCTTTTGGTGGTGGCGGCTCATGGACAAACCAAGTTTTAAATGATATTTCTAGCGTTGCAGGAACAGACGGTAGTGGTGGTGGCATTATTGGAAACACACAAAATATTATTAATTCTGCTAGTAGTGGTAATCCATTAGATGTTACTTCTGCAATTTTAGGTACAGATGGAAAAGGATTAGGTGCTTTAGGTGCTTTAGCTCAAGTTGATAATTCAGTACATACTCTTATTCCTGGTGGATGGGCTACTGTTGCTGCTATTGCAGCTACCATTGCTTCTGCTGGTGCTGCTTCAGAAACATTAGCTGCAACTACTGGTGGAGAAGCTGCTGCTGGTACTACTGCTGCTGCTGCTGGTGGTGGTGCTGCTGCTGGTTCTGATGCTGCATTTATGGCTTATGATGCTTCAAATTTAGCTGCACAAGGATTAAGTCAAGAAGCTATTGCACAAAATTTAGCTACAAGTTATGGAATTTCTGCTGCTGATGCTCAATCTTTGGCTGCTGCTTCTGCTGATGCTTATGCTACTAGCGGTGCTGCTCCAGCAGGTTTTGAATCTGCTCCTCCCCCTACATCTACACCTGGCGCAGACCAAATATTAACGCAACCTAATGTTAATGTAAATTTAGGTGCTACTAATGGCGGCACAGTAAATTCGTTAAATCCAGCATTACCGGCTGCTGGCGCACCTTCAGGAACAAGTGTTGGAATGTCAGGGCAATTATCCCCTGGCACAGTATTAGGCAATGGATTACAAGGTGGTGGTGTTATAGGTACAAGTTATGCTGCTGGTGCTAATGGTATGCCAGCTACAGACTTTTTTGGTAACTATATTCCAGCTTCATCTATTAATACTGGTGGCGTACCTAATACTGTTACAGGCACAAGCATAACTTCAGATACTTTAAATACATTAAATAATGTAAAAAAAGGTACTGATGCAGCAAATAAACTTTCTCAATTATTAAATCAAGGCGCTGCTTCTGGATTATCTAGTTCATTAGGCAAACTTGCCGCAGGTGCTTCACCTGAAGCCTTGCCTAATTTAGTTCGTGGTAATCAAAACCCATTTACTTATACAGCACAGCAACCTATTCAAAATGCACAGCCAATGGATTTAAGTTCATTGTCTAAATTACTAAAGCAGGGATAATCATGGCAGACTTAACAGACCAACAGTTTTTATCACAAGACCCTGAAGTTTTAGGTTTACAAAGACAACGCCAGTTAGCTAATTTGCTAACAGGTCAAGCCTTTAATCAACCACAAGGTCAAATGATTAGCGGTCATTATGTTAAGCCTTCTGCATTGCAACAAGCATTGCCTATGATTAATGCTGCTATTGGTGGTTTGACTAACGCTAATTTAGATACAAAACAGCAAGAAATGGCTGATATGTTGCGTGGTAAACAATCAGAAGCAATGCAACAATATATTAAGGCTTCACAAGGTACACCTGCTCAAATGTACCCACAACAAGCTGGCCCAATGCCTAATGGTGGTAATATTCCACAGCAAATACAAACACCGGCTACTGGTCCTAATTATGCAGAAATGTTAAAAGCTGCTTCAGGTCGTTATGCTTCACCTATGTTGCAAGCTGCTGGTGCAGAATTGCTTAAACCTATTAAAACTGCTGAAGGTGAAACTGTTTCTAGGCTTAATTTTGGTCCTGGTGGTGGCACAACTGTAATGGCTCAAGGCGGAGAAAAGAAAACTGAATTAATAAAAGATTATGATGAAGCTGTTAGAAGTGGTGCATTTAAAGGTTCTATTGTTGATTATGATTTAATGCGTAGAAATGCTATGGCAAATCGCCAATCAGTAAATGTACAAAATCAACTTCCATTTAAAGAGCAAATTCAAAAAGGTGCTGCTGAAGGTTTAATGAAAAATTTTGAAACATTGCAAAATATTCCTTCTACTTTGCAAAATATGGACAAAATGATTAAATTATCACAACAACCTATTTATGCTGGTGTTGGTGGCGAAACCAAATTGCAAACAGTTAAATTTCTTAATAATAACTTTGGAACAAATATTTCTCCAGATACAATTAAAAATACTGAAGAATTTAAATCTGCTGCTTATATGGGTATTATGGAAAATCTTAAAAAGACAGATTCCAATCCAACTATGGCTCAACAAAATGCGCTTAAAGATGCTATTGGTAGTTTAGGTACAGACCCATCTGCATTGCCTAGGGTTGTTAATGTAATGCGTGATGTATTAATTAATAAAGCAGAACAACATAATAAAAATGTTCAACAAACTATGCAAAATGGTGTCCAATATCCATATAGTATTGAAATACCATTGCCTAAAGCATTTCCTACGTCTGAAGGATTGTCAAATGCAAATCAGCAATTAGGAATTCCAGCAACAGGTGGTTGGAGAGTCAAATAATGGCTGAAAAAGAATATACAGTTGTTGCCCCTGATGGCAAAGAAATAACACTTATTGGCCCAGTTGGAGCAAGCCAAGAACAAGTTATTGCTCAAGCGCAAAAATTGTATAACCCACAACAACCACAAAAAGCAGAAATACCTGCTTATCAGTCTGCTATTGTAGGTGGTGGTAAAGGTGTTACAGACCCCTTATTGGCTGCTGGTCAATATATGGGTGGAAAACCTGCTGAATTTTCCAATGAAGTATTAAACAGAATGAAGCCGTTTCAAGAAGCTAATCCTGTTTCTTTTGGTGCTGGTCAATTAGGCGGTTCAATGCTTACTGGCGCTGGAGAAGCCAAATTAATAGGTGGCATTCCTTCTTTTGTTAAAGCAAGTCCTTATCTTCAAGGAGGTGTTTTAGGTGGAATGATGGGAGTTTTAACCCCTAATGAACATGGTAAATCAGGTCTTGATGCACTTGCAGAAGCGCCACAAAAAGCTATGTATGGCGCTGGTGGCGGTGTTTTAGCAACAGGAGCAGGTCGTGGTATTGCTAATGTTATAGGCCCTAATTTAGATGCTGCTGTTAAAAAATTAATTGGCGAAGGTGTTAATTTAACTCCTGGTCAAATGATGGGCGGTATAGGTCAAAGAATAGAAGATAAATTAACTAGCGTACCTTTGTTGGGTGACATTATTAATTATTCTCGAGGAAAAGGTATTGAAGAATTTAATAAAGCTGCATATCGCAGAGCATTAGAGCCTATTGGTGGTAAAGTGCCTGAATCTACAGGTCGTGCTGGTATGGAATCTGTTAAAAATCAACTTACAAATGCTTATGATGATTTATTACCTAAACTAACTTACAAACCAGACAATCAATTTTTAAATAATGTTACAAATATTGGTAAAGAAATTACTGGAATTAAACCTCAAAATGCACAAGAAGTTGCTTCTGTTGTAAATGATGTTGTTTCAAGTCGTTTAGATAAAAATGGCGAAATTAAAGGTGAAGTATTTAAAGTTATTGAAGAAAAACTTGGAGGACTTGCTAAAATATATAAAGCAAGTGCAGATGCAGACCAAAGACTTATGGGCGATGCTTATGCTACAACTTTAGGTGAATTACGTCAAAACTTAGCTAGAAATAATCCTCAATTTGCTGAACAATTAAATAAAATAAATACTGGTTGGGCAAATTTTGCAAGACTGCGTGGTGCTGGTTCTATGGCTAATACGCAAGAAATGTTTACTCCAAATCAATTAGCAGCAGCAATTAAATCTGCTGATAAATCCGCAGGAAAAGGCGCTACAGCCACAGGAAAAGCATTAATGCAAGACCTTTCTGATGCTGGAGCTCAAGTATTACCAGGAAAAATACCAGATTCCGGTACTGCTGGCAGAGCCGCAATTAATTCTGTTTTAGGCGCTTTATTAGGTAGTGGTGGTGCTGTAACTGCTCAATCACATCCTGTTGCAGTTGGAACTGCTGCTTTATTAGGAAGTGCTGCGGCTGCTCCTTATATGCCTGGTGGGCGTAATTTAATTACAATGTTAGGTGGAAAACGCCCAGAAATAGTACAAAAATTAGCAGATTTAATTCGTGAATCATCACCATATTTATCTGCTGGTGGAGCGCAAAAAGCAGTAGAAAAATCGGAGAATAAATAATGAGTAGAAACGGTAGCGGTACATATAGCCTACCTGCTGGTAATCCAGTAGTAACTGGCACAACCATAACAACTACATGGGCTAACACTACCCTTAATGATATTGCTTCTTCATTAACAGGAAGCGTAGCTGCGGATGGTCAAACGCCTATGTCTGGCGCTTTAAACATGGCTAATAACAAAGTAACAGCTTTAGCTACTCCTACCGCTTCTACTGATGCCGTTACCAAAGCCTATGCTGATACTTTAATTGCTGGAAATGGCACTATGGCGGTTCAAAACGCCAATGCTGTGGCTATTACAGGCGGTGCTATTGATGGCACTACTATTGGAACATCTACTAAAGCAGATGGTAAATTTACAACTTTGTCCGCCAATGGTGATGTTAGTTTTACTAGCACAGGATTTTTACTTGTTCCTTCAGGAACTACCGCACAAAGACCTGCTAGTCCAGCTACAGGAGAAATGCGTTATAACACCACTTTAAATCAATTTGAAGGTTATTACGCTAGTGCTTGGAGTGGTTTAGGTAGTGGTGCGTCAGGTTCAAATACCCAAGTTCAATATAACAATGCTGGAGCATTAGCTGGTTCTTCTGCGCTTACTTTTAACGGCACAACTTTAGCAACAACAACATTACAATCTACAAATTTAAGTGATGGAACAAATAGCACTTCAACTACTAATGCAATTCAAGGTAGCGCAAAAGCATGGGCTAATATAAATACTTCAGGTGCATCAGGCTCTATTCGTGCTTCTTATAATGTAAGTTCTGTTACTTACAATGCAACTGGTGATTACACAGTAAATTTTACTAATGCTTTTTCTGATGCAAATTATGTAACAAATCTTACAATGCAAAGGGGCGATAGTGCAGGTAATAACCCAGGATTTGCAAATATTTATGCAACATCAGGCAATGCTTATACAAGTATCACAACAACTTCTGTAAGAATTACCACCTCCAATGCTTCTGCTGGCGCTATTAATGTTCCTTATGTTGGCGTGGCTTGTTTTAGATAATTTAAAGGATAAATAATGTCACAAGTAATTATTCATACAAACGAAAATGGTGGAGTATCCGTCACAGTACCAACAGGCGAACTTTCAATTAATGAAGTCTTAGCAAAAGACTGCCCAGCAGGGGCAATTATTATTGATGACAGCGAACTTCCTACAGACAACGAATACTTTAACGCTTGGGAATTAGTTGACGAAAAAGTAGTAGTTAATGAAACTAAAAAGCAAGCCATTATTGATGCAATTCAAGCCCCAATAACTGCAAAGGCTTCTGCACTAGCTAAACTAACTGCACTTGGTCTTTCCGAAGATGAAGTAAAAGCATTGGTGGGATGATATGTTTCTAGTTACTTGGTTATTTGACAAAGTAGGCTATATGCCTAAGATTTCTATTGATACTCAATGGCCTTTTCCTGCCGTACAAAAAGACTATGTAGCCCCAGAATTTGAAAAAAAAGTAGCTAAAAAGACTGTTAAAAAAGCTACTACTCGCCCTAAGAAAACTAAATGAGCATAGCCATGACCGACCAAGAATTAGAAGATTTAGTTGAAAAAGTAACTGAAAGAGTTATTGAGAAAGTCTATACTTCAGTCGGTAAATCTATTGTTCAAAAGTTTTTTTGGATTGTGGGGGTTGGCGCTGTAGGACTATTTACATGGTTAGCTTCTTCAGGTCATATAGACATAAAATGAAATGCCCTACGGACTTCCTGAAGGCGCTAAAGCCTTATCAGAATCACTTAATGCAAGCAGAGAAGCAGCTAGAGGGTTATCTACATCTATCGAAAATATACAGCGAGATGGTGTGGATGTTGCTCACCAACAAGCCAAACAAAGACAAATAGCCAAACGCCAGGCTGAAGTACAAAAACAACTAGCAATACATAAAGCATTAGCTGAATACAGAAATAGAAAACTCATTACTGAAGAAGAATTTAAACTAAAAGTAGAGTTTGTAAAGAAATACGGCAGCAAAGATTGGGAAGAAGTTTTGAAGATTAAAACTGAGTTAGAAAAGCTGGAAAAAGCAGAAAAAGCTGAATTTGAACACGATTTAAAAGAAATTCGTAAAGTACAGTTTTATTGTTTTGCAGTTGCAGCAATGATAGCTTGGTATTTGACTTGGGGTTATAAATGAATGAAGTTCTAAAACATATACTTACTGGCAAAGACAACAGTACACATGACATTGCTAAATGGGCATGGATGCTTGGATTTTTACTTGTTGGTTGCTCTGCTATATACCTTATATATACCGGCAAAGAAATCAGTCTTACCGAGTTAGCAGGTGCTTTAGGCATTATTTCTGGGTCAGGTGCAGCTTCCGTAGCTGGTAAACAACTTTCAGGTGCAGAGCCTCAATGAACTTTTTGATTTCCCTATTAGGCGGTCTAAGTGGACAAACTTACATATATCTTGTACTTGTACTTGGTAGTTTTTCTAGTGGTTTCTATA